TTTTCTTTGATTCGTTTATAACGAACTTTCGGAACTTGTCTAATTCTTTATAAACTTCTGATTGCTCCATTAACAGATAGTCATTTCATTAGGAACAACAATATCAAATGTCATAGCCCAACCTGCCAGATTGTTCTCAAAACGCTCTGAGAATGGCTCTAAAGTGGCTGTATCTTCAATTACAACCTTAGCATCCCATAGGTTACCTGCTTTCATTAGCTTGTAAGCTCTGATCAGTACCGAGTGCATTGCGTTTAGTGCATCTGTTTCGTTATCCATACCATAGAATAAATCCGTATCCTGCGCTTTGCTTAGATCAACTATATCCATTGCCATAATAGTTATGTTGTAACGTATTACAAACTCTTCAGCAGTTGAGTTGTTGATCATAATATGAACCAACGGAAAGATAGTTTTCTTGTTTAAGTCAATAGAAAATATATCTCCTTGCGTTATTTCATTCACTACTAGATCAGAAGCAAAGTGCGCTCTTAAGGTATCTATGGTTGTAAAGTAATTCATCGTCTTAATCTATCAAGTTGTCTTTGTTCAATTTCGTTTTTTTGCTTTTCAAACGTGAGAAACGTGAGGCATTTAGTAAGTCTGAGCTTGGCAACCTCATCGAACTTTGTAACATCTCCCTTAGCGAGTGCATATAAGCTTTGATACCATCCCCATCGTTTGGCAAATTGAGTTGTTTCTGAAAAGTCGTTAATGTTTCCGGATTCTTCTTGATCTCCTTCTCCAAATAATTCAGGGTAGCCGGCAATAATTCGTTTCCTAAATTCCAAAAAAAAAGCGATGCTGCAATACAAACATCCAGCGGGGCAAACTTCATAAACTCTTCCATTTCTGGGCTGGGGTTATACTCAGCAATCTGATATTTTTCTCCGTGTTTTTTTGTGATCGGTCTGTAAAGTTTAGCCATCGCCCTGTGAAAAGTTGACCAACTGCTCAAAGTGCTTTCTAAATCTACGTACTCAGCAAAGCTAATTTCCTCAAGTTCTGGAATAAAACCAAACTCCATATCCTTAATTTTAAACGTAGGCTTAAACTTTGGCTTAACATCAAATAAAGTAATGAAATGAGCAACCAACTCCTGTAAAGACGTAAGTTTGATTTTTACAATATCCTTTAGCTGAATATCGCAAAAGATCTCAATCATCTTCTGGGCCACAAATTCCTCATCATTGGATTTTTCTTGCATATCAATATAAGCTTGGTAACGCTTTAACGTTATTTCGCTTAGATCAGTAGGTACATTTATTTTTAAATCCATACTCATATAACTTATTTTTTAGTTTGTTGTTGCACGTAGTTATACGCTTCACGTAGCATTATTAAGTGAACTCGCAACTTCTGGGGGTTATTAAAGATTATTTGTATCCGTTTTCCTGTACGGTGTTGTATGTAAGCCTCGACTACATAGCACATTGCTCTTGTGTAATCTTCAGCCATTAGCGAATGTTATAAGTACCGTAGTTTTTCTTTAGGCCTAACGTTTCCATTTCGTGATATCTCAAAGCATCAATAGCGTGATCCAATCCACCGGCTGGGTTTCTGCCTCTATTGCCTGATCTGTCAACATCCCAACAGTAAGCTCTAAGTTCTTTGATTAGGTTTGTGCTTTGTTTGGTTACTAAATACTCTTGCTGCTGCATTACATCAATACCGTAGTTAATTGAATCTTTGCCTTTCGTTACTCCTTTTATCGTCTTTCCGTAGCGTTTGATCTCATCAATACTTTTCGGTTCTGAACTATCAGCATAAATAATAACGCCAGACGGTAGTGCTTTGGCAATATCTGAGTTAAGCATTCCATTTCGGTAAACTAATTCGTTTACTATTCGCTTTCCGTTCCAATTATAAACCTCAATAATTGCAGTTGGATCATTTGTATATCCAAAGTCAAGTCCTATTCCTACCAAACGTGCATCTTGCGGAACTTTATCAATTTCTTTCCAGTTCTCGAATATTACGCCTTCAAGCATACCTACCTCGCCTAAACCATATACTCGCCACCAATTAGCCCAGTATGAACTCGTAGCTGCTTTGTCACGGTTCTTTTCTATTTGTGTGACAATACTCTGATCAAGTGCTTCGTTATCTTTGTAGGTAAGAATTATAAAATCTGCATCTGGTTCGTCTTTTAGTTCCTTGTGTACCCAAAACTCATTAGCTGGATTAAAGTCAAGGTAAATATCCTTTTTAGTACGAATAGAAAGCTCATTGTAACTTTCAAACGTTACGTTATTACACTCGTTTATATACAATATATCACGTCTGGCACCACGTAGCTTACTGGAATCATCTGCTGAGAAAAACTCAATATAACTTCCATTCTTGAATGTGTAGGTTAATAACGACTTATTGAACTGCTCGTCTACATAACGATTAGTCCACTTCATTATTTTCAAGAAATCTTTAAGGGCACCCCTACGCAAATGCGGTATGCTTTCAGCTACAACACTGATCTCAACGTTAGGTTGTTTTATTGCTCGGTCTATAAGGATTGGCAATATACCGAATGTTTTACCGGCACTTGTTCCTCCCTGTATAATCTTAATCCTTTTTTTTAAATCAAGGATCTTATTTATCGAGGTTGTCCGTTTGAACATCTGGGAATAAAGGTTGTTCTATATTAGTTTGTTCAATCTGTTGTAAAGGTGCTCCATATCCGGAATCCATTAAAGCTTTGTAAGCTGAAACATCTCCTTCTCGTGCTTTCTTGATCAAAGCCAAAGTCATTAAATCTTCTTGGCTCATTGTTTCACTTTCCCCTGTCAATGGGTTCTTAAGCGATTGATTAACTTCTAACCATTTACGTGCTATTGTGCTGCGGTTCTTACTGCCTTTTGGTCTTCCCGATGGGTTTCCACTTTCTCCTTTTTGCCATCGTGGCTCTATTTGTCCTTTTCCTGCCATTATTCGTTGTATTTTGGTTGTTAATCTAAGCCTACAAAAGCCTTCAAAGGATAGAATACTAAACTGTTTCGGTATCCTCCTTCGTGTGTTGGTATAATTGGCGTTACTCCGTGTACGTTCTTCCAAGCTGGATAAACTAACATTGAGTTGTCGCAGCTATCCATAGTAGCTCCATAATCTGGTACAGTTGTATTACCTCCGGTTGCGTTTTGCTTTTTGGCAATAATAACGTTTACACATCCTTCAATGTTTCCTGCGTCTCTATGAAAAGGAGCTGATATATTGTAATTTGAAATTGAGCTAGTCCAAAGGTTTCCAAATCGCCATTTTTTTGATACGTGTTTTTCAAATATATCGTGCTGCGTTTGCCATACGTTTGGTGTAATATCTTTTATGATTTGTTCACTTTCCTTTGCAAGCAGTAACATTGCTTTAATAAACGTCTGAGCGCTTTTTACACCGTGAACACTACTGATAGTAGCATAAGGTCTACGCATATGTGGTTTCGGTGGTACACCTCCTAAAATAGTACTGTACTGTAATACTTCCTTTTCTGTATTGTGCAATCCGCTTGATCTTTTCATTTCGCTTTTTGGTACGTTTTTACTACGCAATTCCTTATCAGCGAGGTCAGCTAGTTTAGCAGCCTTTTCCGAATACTTGGATATATCCTTTATGTAAAAACCAATCGGAACGTCGTTATCGTAAAATATACAGTCCTCTGTAATGTTTGGCTCTATAGTCCCACAAATGTCGCCTATTTTGACATCGTGTTTTAGTTGTATTAAATCTACTCTTTTCATTTTACTTGTCTTTTATAGTGTTTGGCTAATGCTTGCATATCTGTTTTCATATCTATGCGATTACCTTTCTTTTTTAATGTCACAAAAGGATGCCATTCCCTGCACATCTTCGCAGCACTTTGTTCGTCTTTTTTTTGTTTGTACTCATCCTGTAAACCGCCTTTATTTGTACCTACGTCTGGGCAGTTAAAAAAATATTTATTGAATCTTAAAATACCATTGCCTTTTTGTATTGTTTGTAATGCAAAGTCGCGATCTTCCTTCAAGTTAAATTCCGGACGGTAACTCCATTTTATCTTAGGTATATTCATTAATACGCAAACTTCTGCAAACTTTTTGTTTATTGAATAATTCGTCTTTTCAGTCCAAGCTAGCTGTCTGTAATTTATCCCAATCAATTCAAATGGCAAAGTTTTAACCTTGTCGTGTATATCCAACCAAATTGAAGCGTCCTTCTTAATGTTTCCGTTTTTATACTCTCCAAAATGGTCGACATCATCATCGCACATTACAATCCACTCATAGTTATTATACCTTGCAAACTCCAGCATAAAGTTACGGACGTATGAAATACCTTTATCATTTTCTTTTATTGATATTTTATTGGGAACGTTGTATTTATCTAATTCCTTAGGCTCTATAAAATGATAGACCTTGATACCTACTTCTTCAAATAGTTTATATGTTCTAGTATCAGGCCGGCCTTTTGTTGGGATAAAACAAATCATAGTTTATCTTTTTCCGCTTTTAGGTATTCCATAATCATACCACCCACGTAAGCCTGACGCTCTCGCCAAAACTTTACAAGCTCATAGGCTTCGTCATAATGTTCGGCTTGAAATTCTATTTGGATAGCTTTCTTAACTCCGTCTGCCATATCGTTTAGTTCATCGCTGAGGTCTTCATCGTCAAGCAATGAATAATCAACCTCAACCGGCGCCTGCCAAACATCTAAGCCCCATTCTGTAAGCTGGTCCACATCCCATTCATTAGCTAACATATCCCAATCCCATTCTCCGAATCCTACGTTATCTTTTACAATAAATTCGTCTTTCTGTTGCTCGGTTAGGTTCTCGGCCTTAACAATATACACTTCTTTTAATCCAGCTTCTTTACAGGCTTTTAAACGCATATTCCCGCCAAGTACAATATTGTTTTCATCCACAACGATAGGTCGTAGCTCTAACATCTGCGGGAACTCCTGTATTGATTTGACTAACTTACGGAATTTATCGTCTTTTATTAGTCGTGGGTTTTTCGGGTTATTTTTTACCTCGCTTATTTTTACTTTGTTGACTTGCATTTTCTGTTAATTGGTTTCTACAAACTGCTATTCTTTGGTTAATATCTGGAAATTCTTTAACCATTACCGGATCCATTATGCATCGTTGTACAAATTCTCCGGCCTGTTCTCTTGGTAATAACTTTGGTATTGGCATTAGATATTAAATAAATGGGAATCTACTTTGTTGTAATAACTTTGAGATCCGTCTTTTTGTTTGCGGACCATCTTAATAGTTAAGATCCGCCCACCGAGTGGTTTTGGTGGCGCACCCCTTTCAACGTGCCAACCGTGATCTCCATCTCCGTACTCTTCTTTATAAGTACCGGTTAGCATCATATGTAAAGGTCTTTGTTCGCTTTTGTATCCGTTTTTAGGGTTGTGTACAATACTTTCTCTGACATCATTACGTGCTGAGTTTTCGTGAATGTGGCCCATAGTAAATACATCAAAATCCTCGTACATTTCTAAAGCTCTTGTTAAGTTCAAAGCACCTTTTGTAACTACTCCACCACCACCTGATCCGTGGTAATATTTTACTTTAGTGCTTAAACGAGTGCTGCCATCGTGGTTTTTAATGATCAACCAACCTCCGTAACCACCTGTCTGAACATTTGCTCCGGATCTGTAATTAAGTAAATCAACAAAACGTGTTAAGATATCCGTTTCTTGGTACTTAATAATTCCTGTTTCGTGGTTTCCGTAACCAATTACTGTCAGAATATTAGCATACGGTAAAAACCATTCAACCGCAGTTTCAACAATTGAATCTAAATAACGTGCGTTGTTATGTTCTGGTCGGATATCTGACTTGTTGCGGCGATTATCTCCGCGTCCCTGCATTAAACAAAACGTATCTCCGTTTAAAAATACTTTGATATCGTGCTTTAAACAATAGTCAAGATGCTGTTTTAAGAGCTCGTGATCGCATTTAGGGTTGTCCCAGTGTACATCACTAAGGAAAGCTATTTTAACGTCTTTAGAATCAAAATTTAATTCGTGTACGTTTCTTCCGTGTTTGATTAGTTTCATCCTTCGTAAGTGGCATAAACTGCCTTAAGGTCATTCATAATCTGTACCCAGCAACTTGAGCAAGTAGTTGGTGATTTTCTTTTGTTAAATACTCGCTGGTAAATATCCAAGATCTGTTTTTGCTCAGTTGGTGTCAAACTGTACTTATTATTGATATCTAACTCGGTAAGGTAATTGTACTCCTGTTCAGTTAAACAATTAAAGTACGGAAATCTTTGATTGAGTTTTTCCTTGCGTTCATTGCATCCGCAATCATCTCCTGCGATAAATTTAACTACTGCCGCAATACCGGTTGCTTCTAAAACCTGTTCAACCGTATCTCCTAATCCTTTTGCTTTCTTTGGTCTTGCCATATCATTTAAATTAATTCATAATCTTGATTCATATAATCTTGCCAATCTTCTCCGATGGCTTCGTTTAGTTTCTTTTTACAGTTGTTGATTGTTTGCCATATTGATCGTAAACCTATTCCGACTTCAGTTTCTATTTTACGCATACTAAATCCAGAATTTCTGTAAAGGATAAATAATTGTCTATCGTACTCATCCCAGTTTTGCATTTCTGCTTTTATTTTTAGTTCAATGCGTTCTAATGCTTCCAGTCTTTCCGTGTTTTGCTGCGTTTTAACAACGTTTTGCACGGTTTCATATGGTATTAACTGCATTGATTCTTTTTTGTTGATTGTGAAGAACATATTGCGAAGCGTTACCCACATCAAAGCTCGGTTTATTTCTCCGTTTTCAAAGTATTTTTCCGGATCTCCAATCTTCATTAACTTGATATAGCACTCCTGTACAATATCTTCTGGGTTATCAGTACCGAATAAACGTACAATGGCCACCCATTCCTTATGATGAGCGGCCACTGCTGTTATCCAATTTGTTTTGTTTAGTTCCAATCTAATTCAAATACAACGTTTAAAATCATTAATCCCATTCCGCTGGTTGAAATTAGTAATCCAAATCCGTAGTTATCATCTACGTGAACTTTGGCCTTAAACCTTTTAAATATTCGTTTCATAAGTCGAAAGTATTTGTTTATATAATTTTATTCTATCTATTCCTTTGTTAATTGTATCTATGCGATTATGCCATTTTGCGTAAAGCTCAGACATTAAACCCATTTGACGTAAGGCGTTAATTGAGAATAAAACCATTTCCTTTCGTCTTTGCATACCGGACAACATACGATCAGCATCATCTACAAAACCAATTACGTTAGAATATTCTAAACCGTGTTTGTGTTCCATTCTGCTTAGCATCTCATCCAGATCAATTATAGCTCCTTTACCATTACATTCATCGCATTGTAATTCAACAACGTTTTGTGCATATGGCTCATAGTTGCCTGTTGTTTCTTCTAATAAATAACCTCTACCTTCGCAGCAGTTACATTGTAAATAGTTAATTGCAATCATTGTTTTTGTTTTAATGTTATAGGACAAATATAATAATATTTTTAATTATACAACATTTTTTAAATAATTTGCTAATTTTTGTAATGTTGGTGCTGAAAGGTTCTTGCCTCTTAGGAATAAAAATAAATTTGACTGGTACATTTTAGCCTCTACGCTAAATGCAGTTAATGTCATTCCGCTTTTTTCTAAATACTGGATAAGAGCGGCACGAACAATCTCCGTACCGCTTCCAATAATTTCTAACTGTTTTCTGCTCATATCTTAAAAAGGTAGATCATCATCATTATTTACTAATGGTGTGTTTTGTGGTGCTACATAAGGCTCAGAGAATGCTGCTGAGAAAAAGCTTCCGTTTTTACCTTGCTTTACCCATAGGGCAACTTCCATTTCTTTTCCGTTTACGTTTACTTTACCTCTGTAATCAGGGTGCTTG